TGTTTGGTTACAAATTCCAAAAATTTCTCTGTATCAAGTGCAAAAGCAGTTTCCAATAATGATGGTAAATCCCTTGCGTGTTTTCTAAATGGTGCAGTAAAAAATAAACTTGGTCTTATCCCGTTAAAAAATATGCTTCTAGCAATTAAAAATTGTATTGATTTTTCAAACCCTACCGTTGATATTTTTCTGCCCGTAAATTTACCTTTATCTCGTGGTGCAATTCCTTTTTTTACAATCCACTTGTCAAGCTTACTCGGTGGAGGCATCTTGTCTTTATATGAGTACGGCGTATTGTATTTCTTTTTTACACCGCTTACCCCTTTGTCCTGAAATAAGCCGTATAAAACCATTTTGATTTCAAACTCTAAACTTTTTTCGCTTACCCTTACATCTGTACCCTGTATGCTTTGTTCAAGTGTACCCCCTCCTTTACCCAAAGAGCGTAAGTTAGCCTTAGCCTCGTTAACAACTTGGTTCCTAAATAACTCTAATGCTTCAACAAAATTTGCTAGTTGCATATATCAATGTTGTTCATTGTTACAACCTCAAATGTGCTAACCCATCCAGCTAACTCATTTTCAAACCGATCAAAAAACGCTTCGAGAGTTGCACTGCCCTCTAAATGATAGCCATCTTGGTGTGGTGTCCCTTTTCTTAATTTTTGTTGCAATCTATTTAAGACGGTTAACTGAGTGTTTAAAACGTCTTGCCGATTATTGTTGCCAACGAATATATCAGTTGTTTCATCTTTACTTGTATCGACCAAGTCCATAGCCATAACCGAAATATTGTAGGATAAAGTTTGCCCATTGTCTATTACGTTATTTATCATTATATGCGATAGCGGAAATATAGTTTGCTTATTTAGATCCACCTCTGTTATGTCACCGAAGGTTACCGTGTTAACATTTTCATCTGCTTGTAAAATGTCCTTGATCTTTGTTGTTAAATCATAAAAAGATTGTATGCCTCTATATGTCATTGCATTTTTCTTTTAAGTTCCTGTTCTTCTATTTCGGATTTTTCTTTTTTAAATGATAGCATCATTAAACAAGCGTTGAAATTTAGTTCTGTAATTTTTTCAAATTTGGTAATATCTCCATCGGCGAGAGCGTAAACTGATTGATACCAACCCCACTTAGCACCGAAATTTGCTCTTGAGTTAAGTCCTCCCTGAACTCCTCCTGTAAAGAGGCTATCATAGTTTTCGATAATTCGATTCCTAAATTCCAAAAAAAAAGCATTGAACTTACAACCGCATCCATTGGAGTATGTATCATTGCCTCGTGATAGTTATCTCCCTTGTATTCTTCTATTAAATATTTTTCTTTTATCTTTTGTTTTATTGGTCTGTATAAAACCGCCATAGCTTTATGTAAGTTTTTTACGTCACCTATATTATTGTCAAGATCAATATACTCGCCAAAGGTTATGTCTTCAAGTTTTGGAATAAATCCAAATGTTGTATCTCCAATTTGAAAGCTTTGTACTAGATTGGGCTTTTGTTCTAATGTCTTTGCGATTATGTCAGTCACCTGATCGACTTCGGATTTGCGATATTTAATAGCATTACTTAACGGCATACCACAAAAGATTTGCAACATCTTTTCTTGTATAAATAAATCCGAATAGTCCGCATCCTTGTTTACATCAAGCACCTTGTGGAATTCTTGGTATTGATATAAAGGTATTTCAGATAAATCTGTTGGTACTTGTATTTTAATATCCATATCTATAAAACGATTAATTTTTGATTTTTAACATTATCGAACCGCATATTTTCCATAGTTAGGTTTCGATAGCATATTGTAAGTAGCATAACGTAATGAATCGATGGTATGATTATTAGCATCCCGTGGTACATTAGTTAATTTTCCGCTTTTATCTTCTATCCATTTATAATTGCGAAACTCTTGTATCATATTCTCTGAGGTCGATAAAATGTGCAACTTGTAACGCTTTAGCAAATCAATACCTGCATTAATAGAATCTTTACCTTTAATTGTTGGTCTTGTGTTTAGACCCATTCTACGCAATTCATCAATCAATCTTGGCTCGGCACTGTCACAAAAAATTGTATCTCTTTTTACACCGACCTCTTGCAACTCTTTAAAGATATCATTAGCAGTCATTTTGGTGCGGTAAAAATGTTCTTGACAATATAAGTTGTAATCTTTTTGGTAAACAGAAACTAATACGGTAGGGTCATTAACGTAACCAAAGTCCATCCCATAAGAAATAAACTGAGCATCTTCTGGTATTTTATTGACTTCACTGTATTGGAATATTGTGCTTTTACTTATTCCTCTTTCTCCTAATCCATAGATCTGCCAATAAGTTTCGTCTGTTTCTCGTAATAATTCTATTTCACTTACTATGCTTTCATCTAAAAATGGATTGTCTATGTAGGTGGTTTTGTAAAACTCTGCATCCTTTCTTGGTATTACGTTATCATATATCCAAGAGTATTCGTCAGATGGGTTGTAATCAATTATTATTTTTTCAGATGTTCGGAATACTAATTGTTGCCAATCTTCAAAAAACAATTCGTTTGCCTCGTTAATAAATAGCACATCCCTTTTACGTCCCCTTACTTTTTGAGGTTGGTCTAATGAGATAAACTCAACAAGGTTTCCAAATAGTTCGTATTCACTATTTGATTTGTTGTGATACTCTTCTGAATATATATTGTATTGTTTTAGGATGTCGAAAAAATCACGCATTACCGACGCCCTGACACTTGGAAAAGTCTTACGGCATATTGTGATTGTTTTGCTTTTTACTTTTGTGCAGTAATCAAAAATGAGCCAAAGGAGAATGTTGTAGGTTTTACCGCTACGAGTTCCCCCTTGCTCTATTGTTATTTTTTTGTTTGACCTTTGTAAATGTTTAAATATTACGTTAGTCTGTATCCGTTGTTTTGTCAATTATTTCTATTTGAAAGTTTGTGGGTGTCCCATCCGCACCTGTTATTTCTTGACGCTCTACATAGCCACGCTTTTTTCCTTTTGTCTTTAGATAAAATATTGTAGCACTAACATTATCATCGCCAATTTGTTTATGCAATCTGCTTTCTGCATAATCCAAAGCAACCTCTCCTATTTCGTCAACGGCCTTTCTAAATTCAGGATCCTCATTGTACCATAAATAAAAAGTACTTCTCGATATTCCCGCTTGTTTTACCGCAGTTGTAACAACCCCTAAAGTTTTTTCAAGTGCCTGTAATACTGCTGCCTTTTTTATATGTCCATTTTTGTCCATTGATCAGTGTTTTATATTCCTTTAATCGGTATTTTTATTATTGGGTTAATATCAAACCCTTTGTTTCTTTTACCCCTTTGTGTGGTATCGTTCTTAACTATTCTTTTGCCCCACTTTTTTTGCAATAATTCTAATTGCTCTATTTCCCTTGAGATTGTTCTATAATCTGCACACCCTCCTTTGTTTCCGTGATCTTTCTTTGACATATATGCATAGTTAAGTCTAAGCAACTTTCTGTATATGTTTGTATTTTGTATGCAATAGTCGTAATCTTCTTTGAGGGGTATGCGTTCATCGAATATTAGCTCGTTATTTAAAAAACCCATAAATGCTGCAGAAATTGGATTAGTTAAACTAAAAGGCGTGTACTCCCTATAGCTTCCCTTGTCTCCTATTATGTTTATACCCCATAGCCTACATCCAAACTGTTCGCATAGATCAAAGCCCTGTTCAATAAATTCGTGTATGTCTTCTATGTTTTTTGCTTTTGGTTTACCATTTTCAGAAGTCCAATATTTAAAAGCTTCTATGTCGTCATCTACAATTAGCCCTTTGTCTTTAATGAAATGTTTTAACATATAGTTCCGTACTCTGGAAATGTTACCTTGTATTTCGTTTGGTATTACTTCTACATTGTAACCTTTGTCAATATACTTCTGTGCTTCAAACTCTGCAACGCAGTAAATTACATCAGGAATTAGTTTGTGTGTTTTAACTCCTTCACATCTTTTGTAACTAGGTGAATAGATTTTCATTAAGCTCCTTTTATATGTATATGTTATTCATTCTTTAATTTTTTCAAATACTCAGCGCCGTTGATCACTCTGCCAATTCCTTTACTCCAAGGTTTGCCATTTTGTCTTTTACTGTAAACGCTTTTTAAATCAAAGTGAGTTTGAGCACTTAGCCAATCAATATCATTATCAAATAATAGCACCACATAGTTATGGCTTTCCTCTAAATATTCGCTAAATTCTATTTCCTGTTCTTCTATTTCTGCTTTTTCATTCAAAGTTGGTACATCTACGCCCCAATCAAGTAATGGTTGATCATAAAAATCATTTGCAAGCATATCGAAGTCCCAAGATCCAAATGTTGTATTGTCTTTAATTAAAAACTCGTTTATAATATCCTCTCTGCTTTTTTTAATTCCCTTTTTCTCGTAACCCTTTATAGTTTCTGCAATATCTTTTTCGCTTAATACTTGGTAATAAACTTCTTTATGTCCAAGTTCTTGTAAGGCTCTGTATCTCATATTTCCCCCAAGTATAACCATATCCTCGTTGACGGTTATTTTTCGGTACTTGAGCATCAAAGGAAAATCTTGTATGCTTTTTTTTAATTTATTGTAATCCGATTTACTTATTGTCCTTGGGTTATCTTTATTTAGTGTTATGTTTTCGATAGGACATTTTAGTAATGTTGAATCTTGTTTCATTTTTTTATCTGTTATTTAAGTATTTATAAAACGATTTATTTGTAGTATTTAATTAGTAAATAAATAATTAAGCATAAAGCAACCCCATCAATAAGACCGTATAAGTAATTCATTGTAGGTGCAATCTTAAATAAGGTTGAAGCCTTGTTGCTATAAATTCTTGTAGCATTTCGTCTGGCATTACATCAAAGTCCTTGTATTTATGTGTAGGCCTTAATGTTTTTAACTCTTCAATTTCTTTATTTTTATCGATAAGTGTATTTGATAAGTCTATAATTCTTTGCTCTAAGCTTTCTAAATATGATATGTCTTTTAAGTTTTGAGTTTCTATTATGTCTTTGTTGATTATAACAGAAGCTTTTTTGTATAGATTGATGTAATAATTGTCATTTTTTAAATGATTATCAATAGCTTTTAGCATATGTATTATAGTTGCGTGATCCCGATTGATGGGCGTAGCTATTTTATGTAAAGATAAATAAGGGAATATATCTTTGCAGAGTTTAGCATATACCGCTCGTGCAGTTACGTTTTCTCTTCGTCTATTTTTTGTGGTTATGGGTTTCCCGTGTATTCTTTCAATCAATTCTATAATTTGTTCTTGTATTTGTTTTTCCATTATTTTCTCATCATTGTTATTGGGTTTATTGGTCTACGCCAAAATACCCTAAAATTATTTTCCGTTACTTCCACTTCCTGACCCTGATAGTTCTTCTGAATCGTCCCCGTGATAGTTATGTTCCCAGAACTCCCATTCTTCATCCATTCAATTCTTTTTGTGCCTTGTGTAAATATAATGCCATATCCATTGCTTCCTCTTTAGCGTGTTGTAACCACTTGTAAAGGCTTAAATTGTTATCCTCTAATGTTGTTCCATATTTAGCAATCCCTTTAACTGACCTCAATCTGTATTCTTGTATAAGTCCTTCTACTATTGCATCTGAGTATGTCTCGTCTTCTAATTCTGCTAGTTTCTTTCTTGTATCCATTATAATAATTCCCTTTCTAAATGTTTTATATCTGTGTATCTAACTTTAACTATCATATCCTTTTTACCCCATTTTTTTCTAGTGTAAAATTTTAAATAATCTTGTCTATTAGTAGTTTCTTCTTGTACATTTTTTTCAATAAACCTCAACAAATCTTCACGGTAATATATTGAAAATGCATTTAATTCTTTTATATACATAGCAATATACATTGCTTCGCCTCTTAACCAACCCTTGTTTCCGTTTACATTTGTATATTCTAGCCATATTTCTTCTAAACATCTACGCCCTTTTACATCCACGCCATATCCGTTAACGTAACAATCTATATGCCTATACCAATCATCTTTCTGTGATGATTTTTGGTATCTTAATTTCTTTGATATTATTTTTTGTTTAAATAAATCTTCAAAAGAATCCCCGTCAATTTTACACGATTCCAACCTTTCTTTAGTCACTTTCATCTATAACCTAATTTTAATAAATGGTAACACTCTACAAATCGTTCACGGGCCTTTGAGCGGTATATCTTTTTAAATAGACCTAAAACCTTCTTCTTATACCCAAAGTCCGTAGAAACGCCTTTAAATAGCTTTTTAGCGTATGCTTTGCCATATCCTTTACAATAGTTAACATTATCAGCCGTGTCCCCTACAATCATTTGTTCATAGAAATTATATAAGGCTTCTCGCTTACTTAGTTGGATTATTTTCCTTTGACTGTAATTGTATATTGTCCCCTCAAATTGTTTGTAATCCTTGTCTATTGAAACTATTATGCAATTTTCGTGTCCTATTTTTTGCTGAAATATAGCGACAAGATCGTCAGTTTCCATTCCGTTAGCTATCTCAGGTTCGTAATAATGCTCCACATATTTGCAAACCTGATCAAAATATTGTGGTCTTTCGCTTGTCCTGTTAGCTTTATATTTTTTTGTAATATACTTTCTAAAATTGTTTCTTGAAAGACCAAAAGGTATAACCTCTTCAATTTCCCAAAGTTCTTCTAAATCATTGACGGCCTTTTGATAGTTTTCGTCAAACTTAAACATCGCTTCCTCGGCCGAATCCACATTGTAACAACTTGAATAAAGCAAACTATCTATGTCAAAAAGTAATATCATTCTTCTTCGCTAATTTCTTGCGTATCTTTAATATCCATTTTTTCGTAAATAAATCTGAATAGTCTTTCGCAAGTTTGTATGTGAACTCTTAATTGTTGCTCTACAAAATTAATATGCTCATTAAGTTCAGCTATCTTTTGAGCTTGGGTTAACCTACCTTTCCGCATAATTTTTAATTGTTTTTTTCATTGATTCTATAAACCTTTCTTCGTCCGATTGTCGTCCTTTTATTGCAAAATGCATCAATCCTTCGATGTCGTGAAATAATGAGTCTGCATTCCATACAATATGATGCGTGTCATTTAATATATGCACCTCTCCGTATTCTTGCCACAAAGTATGTGTTTCATTGATGTAAATCTCTTCTATTTTTTTGTCTCCCATAATTCTTTGTTTTCGATCTCAAGCTCTAAGCATCGATCTTTTAATTGCCTGTAAGTATC